GATATTTCATTAAAAGAAAGTCAGTTTGATTTTGAGTAAGGTTTGAATACGACAATATCACAGCTATGTCTTGTGGTGTGATTGCATTATGGGATTTACCACTGCCAACACTAGACATATCAAGTGATTTAGGCAACATTTTAGATAACATTTCAGCTTTGATCTGATTTTCTCCTGTGCTTTTCATCTTTAAGCACAAAAAACCAAACACAATCGTTTAAGGTATTTAACTTAACATCATCAATTACTCTTTGATAATGCAAAAACAAAACCAATACATCATTGTTTGATAACTCCTTTACATATTTTTTAATTAATGAAGTTTCTATTTTATCTATAGTTTCCATATTCTGTATTTTTCTCTAGCAATCGTTCTATATTTGATTTTATATTCTTTTCTCCATGCAAAACCCCTTACTGCATCTACTATTTTATAATCATTTACAACGAATGACTCTCCCGATTTCATATCAATCATAGCTTGTATGTATTTATCATACTTGCTTTGATGCGATATGGGTATATTTTTCTCAATCTCTATCATTTTCTATATACCATTTGTATAATTCTTCTTGTGTTCCAAATTTCTTTTCCCATGTTTTATTGCCTAAATAATGTATTCCTTGTTCTCCTTGATGATGTGTATGGCATATTAAAGAGGGATAAAGTCTTTCGACTTTAACCCCATTCCTCCCCCTGTTAAGTGATGTATTGTAGATGGAGAAAACAAATTATATTCTTTCCGACACACAACACACCCAAAATTAATGGCTCTTTTATACCTTTCCCTTGTTTCTTTATTAGGTTTCTTCGCCATCTTCTTCTCTTTGCATTTCTCTTAAATAATTTAGTTGCATCTCCCATTTAGACTCTACTAAATCGCAAAAATCCTCTGCATCTTCTTTACCCATATTTAATTTAAGTAATTCTTCAATAGCATAGATCCTATTATAATCTTCTCCAGAATTTTCAATCTCATCTAGTTTGTCAAAATATTGTTGATTAAATATTCTACTCATTTGTTTCCTCTATTGGTATCTTTTTTAAATCATTTCCATATGTATAATCTAATTCTTCTATTTCCCAATGACCACAACCAGCATCAAACTTTCTAAAAAATTCTTTTCCTAGATAATAAATTTCATTGTCTATTATATCTTTCATCATACCGATATCTCTCTCGGTGTATCTGTCATCTAAAATAGTATCTCTATGTTCAAAATTATCTAAGTCTATTATTTTAGAAATAGTATGAATATCTGTACCTGTGATTTTTACTCTATCTACCATTTGCTTTTCTCCTCTATTGGTTGTAATTCACAATAACATCTACTACTTGTAATCCAAACAAACGAACACTCATCTCCCTCATTAGTCTGTTCATAACGACTACAAGATTCTGATTCTTTAAAGTTTTGTTCGTAAGGACACCTTTTTAGTTTGTCAGCACAAGGGTTTTGAATAATCTTCTCCCATGTACCAAAGTCTTTTTTATTGTTAATGTTTAAAAATTTACTCATTAAAACCCCTTGATCTGTCTTACCACAGATGTTTGTTCTTGTTGTCTTAAAATATAATTGCCACCTCGTAAACTAGGATTATCTTCTTTAATTTTCCTAGCACATCTGCTAATAGACTCATATTTAGATAGTTCATCTACTCCCAAAATAGTCATAAAGTCTCTGCTGCCTTGATATCCCATATTGTTTAATTGCATATACCAAACCATAGCCACAAGTATATTGTCATTATCCCTAGCTATCGGATTTTCTTCTAGCACTTGATAAACCAAGTCTTTAATTTTTAATATATTCATCATGTTCTCCTGTTTTATTTTTTGAATACCACTTGAACATACTAAAATATTTCTTTATTGTCAAACCCCTTGATTTCATTGACCTGTAGACTAACTCAAATGTTCGTATAATTTTCTTTCTAAAGTTTTAGAAGAATTTAATGATCTCCACAAATCAGCATTGATTGTAAAAATTTTAAGATTCCATTTAGACTCTTGTTCTTGTCCTTTGAGAGTCGCTATTAGCTCGTTTAAAGCCAAAACTTGTGAACAGGTAGTTGCCATAGCTTTTTTTGTAGATTCTGTCAATTTACCCTGTTGTCCTGCTTTAAGAAATGCCTCAGCAGTGAGTTCTTTCTTTCTTTCTTCTAATAAATCTAAATCTCGTATAGTCTGGTTAAGTTTTTTACTTTCTGCTCTCATGTCTATAATCAGTTTTTCTAGCGATTCTTCATTTAATTTTATTTTCATGTTGTTTCATCTCCCTTTTTGTGATATTTATTATATTTTTCTTTTACTATTATATTATTATAATAGTTTTCTTTTGCTTGTTTTTGTTTTTACCCTATAATTATATACTATAATTAGCCGATTAAAAGAATATTCCTATTGCATTACCAAAATATTTCTATAATATAATATCTTATACATAAAACATTAGGAGTGAAATATGGAAAAATTAAGCTATAAATCGGTATTTGAAACCTTATCTAAGGTAGATGTTACAGGTAAAACAGAACAGATCAAAACAAAGAGTGGAAATTATACCTATCTTAAATGGCATTATGCTTGGCATATCTTCAATCATTATTATCCTGAAGTTCAAGTAAAATGGTTAGAGCCATTTACTTATGACAATGGAACAATGATATTAAGATGTCGTGTAGAAATCGGAGAACTGTACAAAGAGGGTTGGTTGCCTGTCTATGATAATAATTACAGTGCAATAGAAAATCCTAGAGCAGATGACATTCAAGACAACATGCAAAGATGTATGGTTAAAACAATGGCACTTTTTGGTCTAGGTTTACAGGTTTATCACAATGGGCAGACAAAACCTGAAGAACTAAACCTAAAAGGCGAGATCAATGATCCTGAAGTTAAAAAGATAGCCAAAGCTAAAGATAAGAAAAAAGCAGTAGAGTTGGCACTTAAAAATGGAGGTATCAATGAAAACACAAGCGAAATTCAGCTCGGACAAGCACTTGAAAAGGTTTAATCTTCGTAGCTCATCAGCATTGAATTATTGTTTTGGAACTTACACCCCAAGAAATGAGATGCTTGAATGGGATCGCAAAGGAGAACAAAAACCTATTGGAGAGTTTATGCAGAAATATGTAGATTTTGGTAATTTACATGAGAAGTCAGGCATAGCTAAATGGATATTGATTAACAAGAAAATGCCTACAGAGATACTAGAAGATCAGCATAACTATGTGTTGCAAAATGCTTTTAATCTTAAAGGAGATACTGTTGTTGATTTATCTTGCACACCTGATGCCAGATATTCAGATAAAAATAATAATTTGTTGCTAGAAATCAAATGTGGATCACTTGGCAAGAAACCACATGAGTGGAATAAAGCAAAAGTTTATCTAGCTCAGATATCTCTCCAACAATACATACTCAATTCTTTAGGCATAAAGATAGACAAGACTCATCTAGTCAGTTGGTCTTTTAATGGCACTAGAATATGGGAAATTGAGAGAAACTATGAGTTTGAACACTACTTATTGGGATTACTTGAAGAATATACAATGGCTTTAATTAACGATAGCAAACTTGAAGATAAACCTAAGAAGTTCGAGGGCGAACACAAAATTAAACTTATTTATGGAGAAAAAGAATGAATGATCCAATACTAAAATCATTAGAAAAAATCAAGAACGACTTAAATCTAAGCGACTCTGATAAAAAAGAAATTATTAGAAAAATATGTGCTGACAGTTTAAGGCAAGAAATCAAAAATTTAAAAACAGGAGTAAAATATGACAAATAAAATAACACACCTTAAACCAAAAACCAAAAAACAAGAAACGATAGGAGATATTATGGGTTTGAAAGAACTTTTTGATGAGTTTAATACTTTTAAATGTCCTATATTAAATCAAAGTAAAAAACTTTCATCTGTTGATGACTCGTATATACACGCTCTTTTGTCATCAGCAATGGTTTTGAACGAACAAAGAAAAGTAATTAATAAAAAAATAAAAGATATAAAAACAACATTGAAAAAAATGGAGGAAAAAACAAATGGCATACGATAAAAAAGAATTTGCTAGTGGGTTGTATATAAATTCAACACCCCTAACTAGCAATATTGAAACGAGTAAAGAGAATTTTGTTTTCTTTAGAATTGGTATAAATAAACGTGAACTCATGGATTATCTGGAGAATAAATCTGCAAATGATAAAGGGTTTATCAATCTTGATGTTAAGCAATCTGCCGATAAGACTAAATTTTATGCAGAAGTTAACAACTACAAGCCAAGAGAAGATAATTCAATAGATCAAAATAGAAGTGGCGACAACAGACCAACCTCATCATCAAAGTATCTAAAGGATTTTGAGCAGAAAAAGAAAAGAGAACAATGGGAGAAGTCAAAAGAGTCGCAATTTGATGAGCCACCATTTTAATAATAAAATTTACAACAAGGAGTACAAATGACAAAACAATCTTATTATGAAAGAAATCGTGAGAAAATTAAACTTTATAATTCTGAAAGAAGAAGAAGTAATGCGAAAGTGGTCGAAGCCGAACAGTTAAGATACAAAAAAACCAGAGATTTACAAATTTTGAGAGCAAAGATTAGAAGTAAGAAAGGGATCATCAGTTATAGCTTATTATCTCCAAAAAAAAAGCTAGAGGTGGAGAAATTGCTTAAAAAAGAGTTTAAATTGACAGTCTTACCTTAAGTTTAAATTAACATTTTTACCTTAAAAGAGTTGACATAGGAATATTTTGTTAGTAGATTATTAGACATGGGATAGATAGGTAATAGCATACAAATTAATTGTTCTGGTCAGTATGCAGACACTTTACAAACCTATCTATCTTAATAAGTTAACATTGGAGACATAAATGATTAAAGAAAAAACAGTAAGCATTAGAGATGAAA